GACGTTGAGGTACTGCCCCGTGTCGAACAGTTGTTGCTCCGTGACGGTGCCCCCTGGTGGGAACGCGTCGGCCAGTCGTTCCAAGGCGGATTTGTCGATCATCACTTCACTCTCTTGATCGTGGCCAGTGACACGTCGGGGTAGTCCCGGTGGATGCTGGCGTTGGTTTCACCGGAAGCTTTACGCTGGGCGATGGCGCGGACGGCGGATGGGGGCAACTTCGGGGCTGGCCCGAGGTGCCCTCGTCCCGCCGCGTCGGCGTTGTTCTCGGCCACCGTGCCCGCCTCGAGATGGTCGATGCGGAAGCACAGCCGGTTGTCGCAGCGATGGCGGATGACGAGTCCGGGTTGGGGACCGTGGATGGTCTCGTAGACCCAGCGGTGCGGCCGAGTGCGCCGTCCCTCGGTGGTCATCACCCCGTAGCCGTCACGATCCATCGAGCCCTGCCAGATCCGACAGGGCGTGGGTTGAGGCGTGGGAGCCGGGTGGTCGCGCAGTCGACGCACCCGGCTCACCACAGGTCTCATCTCATGTGCCTCTCGGCCATTCCAGGATCCATCCTCGCCGGGTCAGGCGGGGCTGGATGGTGATGGTGTCGAAGCTCGGTGTCGTCAGCGGGTCCGACTCGTTGAGGAACGAAGCGGTCGGTGGGCGGTGAATCGCGTGGAGGACCGGCCCATGGGATTCGAGGGCGACGATCTCGCCGTCCTTGGGCCCCCCGTAGTACGTCGCCACGATCATGAGATCGGTGTCTCTCCGTGAGATGCCCCGTTGTAGGCCCGCACGTAGACGGCTTCGGGGCTCTCCCCGTTCTTCACCGCGTAGAGCATCTCCATGATCGCGTCGGACGAGATCGTCCACCACGTCGTGGAGTTGAACGGGCTAGAAGGGTGTTCCGGCTCGCTCATTGCCGTCTCCGAACAGGTCCGACTCGGTGATCGACGGCTTGGCCTTGCGGAACCCAGCCGTGTACAGCTTCGGCGCGTTGTACCCGCGCTTGGCCACGCCCTCTCCGGTGTAGGACACGGCGAGCTCGTCGCCCACCTCGATCGACTTGGCCCCGATCACTCGGACTGCCTCCGCGATCGCGTCCCGCATCGACTGGCCCTCGCCCTTGTTGACGTCGAAGCGCCCGCCCTTGGCGTAGATGGTGCGCTGGCCGTCGTCGTCGTCATCCTCGTGCAGCTTGGTCTGCAGCGTGATCACGAGTTGCTGGCGGGGCTTGCCGTCCGGCCAGGTGAGCAGTTCGCCCTCGATGGACGTCTGCTGCCGCACTTCGGCGGCGATGATCTCGCCCGACACCGTGTCGCCGAATTCGGCGAAGCCGAAGGCTTTCGCCCCCCCGGCGAACAGGAAGTCGGACACATTGCTCTGGGTCATTCAGGCTCCTTGGTTGCTGGTTCATTGGTGCGCTGCATAGCGCTCTGGTGGCCCCCCTCGGCGAACGGTGGCACCGGGAAGGGCAGCGAATAGGCGGCTTCGACCGCATCGAGCAGGTCCAAGATCAGGGAGATCTGGCCGACGTTGTGGCCTCCTACGGCCAACGGGGGAACCGACTCGGGCCAACGCCGCAGGAGCAGGGCCCGGGCCTCGGGGCGGCGTCCGATGGCCAGGATCCGCTCCTGGGCGTAGGGGATCATCGCCTCCAACCACGCTTCGGCGTCGGCGGGGGCGACGGGCAGGGGTGCCGTGGGGTCATCTTCGGCGATGGTGGCCATCAGGGCGTGCAGATCGGTGTCGGGCAGGCAGAACGGTTGGTGGAAGTCCTTGCGCGCTCGCCACGCCCGCACCCCCTTGACCAACTCGGCCCCGACCCGGCCGACGTCAAGATCGATCCAGGACAACTCGCAGTGGGCCTGCCCTGCGGGCAGGTGGATCAGCACGCCCCAGCGCATGTGCAGCCGTTCGGGCAGCGGGGTGCGCTCGTTGGTGATCACGTCGTAGGCCATCGAGTCGGCGTAGAGGGCCAACTGGATGGCGTAGCCCGGGAGGCTGTAGTCCAAACGCTTGCCGGTCTTGATATCCCCCATGAAGTACGTGCCGGGGCTGGCCTTGTAGCCATCGGGCAGGACGAGCTCGCGGCGAGCCCGGAAGATCCTGTCCGCGGTTCCCGCAGCGCGGAAGGCGTCGTTCACCAGGTGGACCTCGGTGAACACCGACTCCAACCCGGCAGCGTCGATCACGGTCAGGTAGGCAGCCAGGTCGGCAGCGAAGGGCTCGGGGGCGATCCAGCCATCCATCGACTCCACCCGGCAGGTCATCGCATGGAGAGCGGTCCCCAAGTCGGCGGCTTCGTCCCCTCGGCCCAACAGGATGGCTTCGTCACGAAGTTCCTTCCGGCCATCTTTGATCCCCTTCTTGACCGCTACCTTTGCGGCCAGGGCAGGGGAAGCGGCCACGCCATCCATGGCCCGGTCGATGCGCCACAGCGTCAGCGCGGACTCGTCGTCCAGGTCTGAGCCCCACGAGCTCGGTCGGGAGTAGCGCACCCATTTGCCCGGATTTCCCGGATCGTGGACCATGGGAGCGCCTCCCGACCGGCGGAAGTCCGGGGCCGGGGGCTGGTCGGTGATGGATTCGAGGGAGATTGGATCACTCATCGGCACCATCTTGATCACGGGGTGTCACAGCGCGCTGCAGCCGCTCGAGCGCCTTGACGTCACCGAGGATCCGCTTGATCTCGTCGTTGATCGCTGATCGCTGATCCCGCAACTCGGTCAGACGCCGCTCGGCTTCATCGAGGCCGTTGCGGATGTTCTCGGCCATCTGTTCGATATCGATGAGGTTGCTCATCCCATTCCTCTCACTTGCTGATCCGGTGCAGGATCGTGATCGATCCATCTTCCTCGTACTCGGGGGCGTTGGCGTTGGCTCCGAGGATCAGCTGGTGGCAGTACCACCGGGCGATCAGGGCGGCCTCGGCTCGACCGTCGTGGCGCTTCAGCCGGAACTGCTCGGCGAAGTCGGGCCACAGGTCGATTGCCAGCCCCCGGCTGGCATCTTTCGGCTTGCCCCGCAGCCCCATCTGCATCTTCCATCGGGCCGAAGCGATCTTGACCATCGGCGTGCCGGTGGCTTGCAGGGCCCCGATCACGATGCCGGTGTTGAGCCCGAACAGGAAGCTCGAAGCGACCCCCTGCTTGGGCATCGAGTGGACGTCTTCGATCACCGAGTAGTCGACATCCCAACGCATGATCGTCTCGGCGATCAGCCGCCCCGAGGCCCGCTTGTTGTAGATCGGCATGTCGACCACATCTGTCAACTTGGCGTCGACCAACAGAGCCAGGGCTCCGGTGAGCCCTGGGTCAATCCCCGCGATCCGCGTCATCAGGTTTCCTTTCTGGATTTCAGGACCGCGATGGCCCGGTTGAGCAGTTCCTCCACTTCGTCGGCTTCCGAGCGGCGGTAGAGGCCCGCTGCTCCCGGCGATGAGCCGCAGCGATGGCGGCCAGCGAGAACCATGTCGTGGGAGTTCTCGGCAGGTGTTCCGGTGATGAGATGACGGCGGTTCACGCACCAGCCGTTGTGGCAGGTGTGGCGGGCATGGCGAGGGTCACCTTTTTCCAAGCCCAAGAGGATCCGGCTGACGGGTCTGCCCCCACAGACCCCATGACCAGTGCGGCTCATCTTGGCGAACGGCCAGGGGATGCATTCATCGGTGTCGGGGGGATTGGCGATGTGGTCTTCGAGCCATCGTTTCGCCTCTCCGTACCTGGTGTAAGCCACAATGTAAGCTTATCATAACGTTATGGTGTTGTCTATAGGAACATTAGTTCTAATCTGAGAACACTTATTCCCTAAGTACTTTCAGCGCTGAAACGATCCCTGCTTGACCAGGCATGTCATCATGAGCCCATGCCGATCGCTTACGTCCCGGTTCGTCAGGACGCCAAGAAGATGGCATTCATCGAGTGGCTCACGACCCCACCCCATGCCCGTGAGCCGCGGACCGAGAAGGAGTTCGCTGCTTCAATCGACGTCTACTACAAGACCCTCTACAACTGGAAGCACGATCGCGAGTTCCGCGAGGTGTGGCAGGACAACACCGATCAGGTGATCGGTGGGGAGGATCGGCGGCAGGCGGTGATGGATGCGCTGTACAAGGCCGCGGCTGACGAGCGCAATCCCCGTCACGTGGCGGCGGCGAAGCTCTACCTCGATGCGATCGGGGCGATGAGCCCCTCCAAGATGAACGTCCAAGTGACCCACAAGGCGCTCGGGATGTTGAGCGATGAGGAGATCGAGGTGCTGATGGCTCGCGGCATCGCCGAGCAGCGGGCAGAGATGGATGTCGGCACCGACTAGCGGCTACCAACCGAGGAACACCCCAGCCGAACGCCGAGCGTTCTTCGATCTCGTTCGCCGGATCAGTGTCCTCGAGGAGGGTGGTGGCGGCGGTGGTGATGGCGCCGATGAGGTTTGGATCGGTCCGGGTACGCCAGCGGCCACCTCGATGGAGTTGTGGTACGACACCGACGAGCCGATCCCGACCGGCGGGACCGGGATCCTCAAGGCCAAGGTGTCTGGTGCCTGGACGTCAATCCTTGGTGGTCCACCTGGTCCCCAGGGCCCGACGGGACCTCAGGGCAACCCCGGCATTCAAGGGCCGACCGGCGCCACTGGCGCTACCGGGCCAGAAGGACCCGCTGGGGCAACCGGACCGCCAGGTGACCAGGGTCCACAGGGCGAACCCGGCGCCACCGGGCCAGAAGGACCAACCGGGCCAGCGGGCGCCCAGGGCATTCAGGGTCCCCAGGGACCGATTGGCCTGACCGGGCCGGTCGGACCCGAAGGACCCCAGGGCGACACTGGACCCCAAGGTCCCCAAGGCGATCAAGGCGTTACCGGGGCAACCGGACCCCAAGGACCACAAGGCGACCAGGGACCAGCTGGGTCGGGCGTGTCGGTGACCCCCCGTGGGGTGACCGTCGCCTACGCCGCGACCAGCATCACCAACGCCGCCTACACCAACGTCACGATTAGTGGACTCATCTCCAACGAGGCCGGATTCACTTACTCCGGTGTCAGCCTGACCTGCACCGAGGCGGGGCGCTATCAGATGGATGCCTCGTCGTACGTTGCCTACACCCACACCGCTTCCTACCGGAACATCATGCAGGTTTCTCGTTCCGGGCCATCGGGACCGACTTCTAATCCGATGAACTCCGGTCAAACCGTTGCCGCCAACACGGCCGCAGCGGCGCAGCAGGTGAGCGGGATCATCGACCTCGCGGTCGGTGACGTGCTGATCATGCAGCTTTATCAGAACACGGGTGCGGCCCGGAACAGTGACGCCACCTACACCTGGATGCGGTTGGAGCGCTGCGGTCCTGGCGTCACCGGACCACAAGGACCGATTGGATCGACCGGACCGCCCGGTTCCACCGGACCCCAAGGACCGATCGGCGTCCAGGGTCCCGAGGGCGATCAGGGTCCGGCAGGCCAGGGCGTCCCGCCTGGTGGTGCCGCCGGGCAGGTGCTGACCAAGGTCACCGCTACCGATTACGACACGACCTGGCGCACCGCCAGTGGTGGTGGCGGCGGCGGGCCCGTGGGCTCGATGATGATGTGGGGTGGGACGACGGCCACGATGCCATCCAGCTACCTGGCCTGCGATGGGGCGGCGGTGTCGCGCACCAACTACGCCGACCTGTTCACGGCGATCGGAACGTCATGGGGTGCGGGTGATGGCTCGACCACC